ATGTGTTTCCTCTAAGATTATTTTTGCTCTCTTGGTATCGTTACGACGGAAGTCGTCGGATCGTTTACCTTGTTTAGCGAGAAGATCCTCGCCCTGTACAGCATCGAAAGCCTTGGAATAATCGATCGTTCCTTTGCTCTTGATGATCTGTATTTTTACCGTCCCATTCGTGACGCTTGATTCGTAACGCTCACCCATAGACTTTCTAAGGGTCTCAATTTCTTCTTTGATTTCAGTGGCGCGGTTCAACTGTGGCTCGATAGCCGCATCGATCTCACGCTGCTCAAACACAAGCTCTTGAATACGGTCTATATCGCTGTCTTGAACGTCTTTGTATTTGCGGGAGTCTTTGTCGCCTAAATACTTTTCTGCTTTCGCAGGGTCTTTAGCTTCATCATGCGCATGGTTAAACCAAGCATGATAAAGATCGAGTCGAGTGACTTTGTCGGACCTAGGTGTCGGCATGAGTCGACCAGGCAACATCTCTGTTAACCAGTTCGGATCGCGGTCTAATTCGTCGATGTGAAACACATCAGGCGAGATGTAGCAGACGAAGTAGAGGTGATCTAGATCGCATACTTCCATGTGGTGGCGGCACTGGACGAGGTATGAAGGCTTGTCATGAACAGAGTAGGGCTGCTTTGTGTATTTCGTGAACGGACACTTAACTTCTGCGCCACTAGAAAGCCCGTATCGCTTATCGATCGACGACATAAGCCAGTCGTGCGCTCTGTGAAGCTGATAAGGCTGGTCCCAGCCGCCATCCTCCAAGCCTTTCAGTTGCTCGAACCATTCAAGGGCTATCGGCTCTGTTTTAGATCCGTGTGCGACCGCTGGGATATGGCTAAGGTCTTCGTGTATCCCGAGTATCGAACGAACCTTCTTTCGCAACCATTGTTGCTGCGACTCATATGAATTCACGCCTTCAATGCTGCCAGCGTCTGTGCTTGTGATTTTATTAGGTCGCAGTTCAAGCCATTCTTGATCACCTTGTTGCATTGGAAACCTCCCAGCCTTTCTCCTTGCACATCAATGCCCAGCGGACAGAGGTGTCGTCCTCTAAATCAGTACCGTTTACAGCAGTTTTATATTTAGTTGCTGCCGCGTGCGCTTTTGCTTTAGTGGTTTCCTTTTTGACGTCCGCCCACATAGCAGTTCTCGGATCTTGCTTCGCCCCGTCTTTCTCCTTGGCTACCGGCTTTGCTTTCGTAGACGCCTCTACAGGCGCGTCTTCGCCGTACAGCGTGCAACCTAAGCCGAATTCCGCTAATGCCCTTGTACGCAGCCGCAGCTTTGTGTTGTGAACGTCAGCCGCATTTGGATTGGTGATTAGTTCAAAAGAATTAGCTTTGTAAATTGGAAGGCTAGTTTTGATGGTTTCGTTTGCGATCGTCATAGTGATCGAAACGTATGCTGTGCCGTCAGGCATGAGAAAATAATCGAGCCCCTCGAAAGATTTTTCAAACTCAAAAAAATAATCAGGGAATCTAGAAATAACTTCTTGGTGGGCGTCCATCCAATTTAGGTATTTGTAACCCTCATCGTTTGTGCGCAGAAGTGGATCGATATCCACGTTGGAAAGTGTTCTGAAAACGTATGACATTGGCTCCTCCTAATTGCTTAGGAGAAGCGTATCACACTATAACTGCATAAATCGAACTATAAATTAAATATAGTTTGAATTAGAACTAAATAACTCCTCTAAAATCTTTGTTTGCTCGTCGTCTACTTCGCAGTCTGCACCGTCTTGGTCGTGATGCGCAGATAATTTCAGCAGATTTCGCCAAGCGTCCTCCATCAGAATGGTTGACACGAATGTAGATTCCTCGAAAGTTCCCTCACGCTTCATAACCGCTATGGTAATCAGCATTTTTTGCCCTCCCGACAACGTCCGCCGAATCAGATGCGTGTGTCCGGCGTAGACTTGCCGACAAACTTCGCTCATCGCTGTCTTATTAACCTCCGAAGAGGTGTAATCCATATTCGACCAATGGTGTAGCTGCCTCGGGGTGTGCCCGTGCGCATAGTCGTTGAGATTGGCGTCGACACACAAGAAGTTATAGTTAGAGTCCGTGACGCATGTGTAGGTAATATGGCTGTTGGCGTCCATGACTTCCCACTCTTCGTCTTGCTCCTCACCAGATTTTCTGTACGAAGAAAACTTCAAAGACTCGACATTTGGAGTGTGAACGTATGTTTCCCGAAACTCCGCAAACTTTAGTAATACTTTATCTAAATCTCTCACCTCGTCCCCTCTTTATTTTTCTTCGTTTATTGCTGACACCACGGTTAATGTTTCGGCTATCGCTTTACTAGCGCCCGTCTCTTGATACATCAAAGCTACTAAGTGCGTTCGTTTTTTCGCAGTCAGAGTATTGCCAGTGCTCTCAAAGGCATTCACCGTTTCTAGCGCCTCGGACAATCTTTCCATGTCTAGGCGATCTACTGCGCCCCCGTCACTGCGCTTCCCGCTAATCCAGTACAGCAAGTCGACGCCATATTTCTCACAGAAAATATGCATTAACCCTGGATCTTTGGGCAGTGAGCCAGCTAACCAGCGGAAAATAGTGGTGGGGCTGCAACCTAATTCTTTTGCGATTGCAGCTTTATTGTGGAACGTAACATTGTTTCGTTCTAGTTCTGCTTCCAGTCGAGCGCGAACCTCTTCGACTGTGTATGGCGTTTTGTCTTGAGAAGACATTCCTTACCCCCGTAAGTTATTTATCGTTATGTTCGTTAAAACATTCGGAACATATCATCCTTGAAATAATAAAATCAAGCTTTTAGATCGAAATAAAACGTCTACTGAAACAAAAAAGTTGAATTCACGAACGCGCTTGTACTATGATTCTCGAACTAGAACGGGAAATGAGGAACTTTTATAGATGAATCTATCTAAAAATGAGGGTGTATTATCGGCAGTGGCGAAGCCGATTTCTCTCGAAGCACTCGGCTTGTTGGTTTGGCTGAGCCAGCAAAGCAAAGCATTCAACGTATCCATTCGCAGTCTTTCAGCACGACACGGCAAATGTAAAAGCAAGATTTCCAACATGCTGGATGAGCTGTTAGAGAACGATTGTCTAGAACGAATTGATCGCTTTTCTAAAGGCAAACGCTCATCTGAATACCATGTCCTTCTGACAGGGACATGTCCTTCTGAGAGGGACAATATAGATATACCTATAGTTAAAAGTAAAACAAAGAGTAAGAGTTTAACTATTAGCGATGCTATGGAAATGCGCCCTGAGTCTATTCCTGAAGGCAAATGGAAAGACTATTGGGAATACAGATTCGCTAGCAACAAACCCAAAACGAAACAAACGATCAAGCTCAATGGTGGCGTCATGGAGCTAGCTCAGAAGCAGGGCATTCTGAGTGAGCTTGTAGACACAGCCATCGGCAACGGCTGGGCGGGTCTACAAAAAAGATATCTCGAAGGTATCGCCGATCAAGCCAAGAAAAGCCAAGCCATCGATAATCAATTCCGAGGTGTCGAATGAACATCCTCGAAGTTAAACAGCAACTGGCTGATCAAGCTGACCAGATAGCTGCGGACCTACTGCCACTCGGCAAACGTGATGGCAAGAATTGGCGCAACGGATCGACTGATCCTAGTGATCCTGGTCAAAGTCTAGCGGTCTTTATCGATGGCAGTACTGCGGGGCAGTGGAAAGATTTTGCGACAGACCAAAGTGGAGACTTGCTTGATCTGATCATGGAGGTCCGAGGCATTAGCTTGAAGGATGCGCTGGACTATGCGGTCACTGAGTATCGCTTGGATGTCGAGAAGCCTTACGTTAAAAAAATTCAACGGGCGGAAAAGCCTAAAACCCCCGCGAGACTTCCTGACCGCTTGAATACGGGGCTAGGTAGAACCTTCCTGCAAGATCGTGGATTCACCGACATAGACAATCTATTCATTACTTACGGGCTCAGAGAGATCGACGCTGAGAACGCAAGTAACGGGGAGGTAGACCTATGCCTTCCATATGAGCACTTCACAGGGCTACTGACCACGAAGCGCAGGGTCATCAATCACAAGCTGTACGGCTCCAGCAAAACGAAGTTCATTGCTGCCGGTAATCAGCTATGTCTGTTTGGTTGGCAAACCATCAGCGATAACGATCGAGAGGTTGTTATCTGCGAAGGCGAGTTCGACCAGATGGTGTTGAGTCAAGAGTGCGGGATACCGGCACTGAGCATACCCACTGGAGCGGCTGGTGGCTCGTGGCTCGACTTCGAGTACGACAACCTCGCCCGATTCGAGAACGTGTTTATCTGCTATGACCCTGATGCTGCCGGTCAAAAGGGAGCGAAGGAGTTGGCGCAAAAGATAGGTCAACGCGCCCGTGTAATGAAACTTCCTGATGGCGACCCCAACGATTTACTAAAGAAACATGGCAAAGCTGGCTGCATCAAGATCGTTAAAGATGCACTAGAAGAAGCTAGATGGGGTTCGACTGACAAAATAAAAAGCGTGGCTGAGTTTAACGAAGCGGTGCTGGCTCGATTCGATCCGAACGCCGACGAAGAAGCAGGTTGGTCTACGCACTGGGGCAAAGCACAGGGCAAGCTGTTTTTCCGCAGAGGCGAACTGATCATCATGAATGGGGTCAACGGTCACGGCAAATCGATGGTGGCATCTCAGCTATTGTTGGACGCTGCGTTAGCCGGTGAAAAATGCTGTGTAGCTTCTATGGAAATGAGGGAAGACCGTCTACTCGAGCGAATGATCAAGCAGTGCGGCAACACTGGAAGCCCAACGACAGAATGGGTGCAGAAGAATTTCGACTGGATCAGTGAGTGGATGTATCTGTACGTCGACATTGCCGCTCGGGGAAAGACTAAGGAAGAGATCCTTCTCGACAGTCTGGACTACGCTTGGCGCCGGTACGGTTGCACAACCTTTCTCATCGATAGCCTCCAGCTTTGCGGAAACTTTGAAGAAAACCTAAACGGGCAACAGGCTTTCATCAGCAAACTTGTCGAGTTCAAGCTGGAAAGAGACGTCACTATCTTTCTAATCACTCACGCGAAGAAAGGTCCAGATGAATACCAGATGGGCGGCAAGTTTGACATAAAGGGATCGTCAGGCATCTCGGATCTAGCTGACCAGGTGTTCACTGTTTTCCGAAACAAACGCAAAGAAGAGCACCTCGATTTAGTTGAGCGAGGGTTCGATGAAGCCAATCAAAAAATTGTGGACATGGCTGACAGCTATCTGATCTGCCACAAAAATCGACACGGCGATTGGGAAGGGAAGATGGGCTTTTATTTCAACCCGAAAACTTTCCGATATGAGTCGTCCGCGACACTGAAAGCCCGTGACTATTTGGAGATGAGAAATGATGCACGCTGAAGAAAATTACGCACATAAATTGAGGGGGGCTGGAGAAAGAAATGCCAAAGCGGAAGAGAGCGTCGCAACTGCGGAAGCAGACGTCAAGATGGTTGTCGCAAAGTCAAAAGTCACAGCCTCAATGCAGGGACACAAAAGTAACGCAGCCCAAGAAAATTTTGCAGACGAACAGAAAGAAGTCTTCGACGCAAGGCTGCGGGTTGGAGTTGCCAAGGGCGAGTTAGCTGCTGCCAGAACTGAAGTGCTGGCTTGTCGAATGGAGTTCGACCAATGGCGCACGAAGATGGCAACACTGCGAAAGGAACAGGAGATCTATCGAGCATGAATCAAAGTCAGAAGTTTTACATACGAATTGCAGTGCAACTGCACGATGACGACGTCGCGGACATGGACGACTTCGACGCAGAACTGAGCAATTTTGTTCACGACAATCTGGTCGAGATAATTCAAAACCCACTCACAGATATTTTTGAGTTGGCGGTTGGGTATTCGCCAGAAAAAATGGACATCGTAGAGTGAAAGGAAGAACGCCTACTTCAGAAGAAAAAGCTTGGATGAATGCGATCGCTGAGCTTGGTTGCATAATTTGTCTGACTGAATGGGAGATCTTCACTCCAGCGGAGATACATCACATCGACGGCAAAACCAAACCCAACGCTCATCTTTATTCGATTCCACTTTGCTACAAGCACCACCGTGAAGGATCTGACAACTCAACATATACGAGCAGACACCCACACAAGTTTAGATTTGAGCAACGCTACGGCAGCGAAGACAACCTGCATGAGGGAGTTTATGAACGACTTAATGGATGACGCTGTGAACGACCACCCACTTTTCGGAGATAAAGAAATGCCAAACCCAAGGCTAGTGGTGCTCGGGGAGCCAACTGATTTCACTGATGGTGAATTCAATCTGTTGGCTGAACTGATCACAAAAAAATTGCGCGACAAAGGAATAACCCCCAAGGGATATGACTTCCAAATCCGCGTCGAATACCAAGAAAAGGAGTAAGCGAATGAACGACAACAAAGACATGGTGAATTCACCACCTCACTATTCCGGAGGTGACAGCAAGATCGAGTGCATAGACGCCATGGTGAGCGCATTTGGTGATGAAGCAGTTAAGGTTTACGCCAAGCTGAACGCCTTCAAATACCTCTGGAGAGCGGGTAAGAAAGTTGATGCTGAAGAGGATGTGATGAAGTCGATTTGGTACACGCGATTTTCCATAGGCGATGATCCTCGTAAGGATTATCTGTGAGCAAAGCTGCGCGTAATAAAGGGCTCAATTTTGAAAGGGCAGTAGTCAACATGCTCAAAGACGATTTGGGCATCAACTGCAAGCGAGTGCTTGATCAGTACCGTGAAGGCAATCTCGGGGACGTAGTACTAGAACCATTCGTCATCGAGTGCAAACGCTACGCCTCTATGCCATTCCCAGCGAAGGCTTGGTGGGATCAAGCGTGGGCTGCGGGAGAGCACATGAGCCTGACTCCAATCCTAGTGTGGAAGTTTGACCGACTGCCTATCCAGTGCATGCTGCCGCTGTCACTGCTAGGGGATTACCCTCACGAACAACACAACACCGCGACAGTTTCGTGGGACACGCTGATGATGATTTTTAGAGAGGAACTGAATGACGATGTTCTTTAAGTCCATTCAAGCACAAAAAAAGATTAAAGATATTTTCGAGACAGACATTAGCGGCGGGGAACATAGGATCGCCCACTACAACCTGATGGCGGCGAAGTCTCGGGATCTTTTTGCCAAGGGCATGTCTGTCGAAAAGATAGAGGGCATCTTAGACGTTTCAGAAGCTTTCGTGCGTAGGCATTGCAAAGGGCTGAGTAATGGCAAGCCAAAAAATTAGGCAGGTTGCTGGATCTGCCGCAACGATGAAGGACTGGCAAACCGCAGTCGAATACATCAGAGAGCAGCTACCAGAAAAATATTGGGATCTCGGCGAAGCGAACCTAGCAATTTACCTGCCCCCAAAGCTGGCGGACTTAGCGACGAACGCTGAGAGAATCGAATGGGTGGCAACGATTCCAGAGCCATTCCAATCCACAGTCAAACACTTCACGAGGCTAGTATGGCGTTCAAAGAAGATCTCGACAAAGGGCATCTTGCAGAAAAGTCTGTTCTAGACTTTGTAAGATCAAAACATCCAAAGAGTTATCGGGTCGCAGGCAATGAGCCAGAGCTAGACATTATTGTCGCTGAAGAATCTGTGGGCATAGAGGTCAAATATGATCCTCGGTCTCTGGATACTGGCAATTTCGTTGTTGAGATTCATCACTCGAAACCATCAGGAATTTTGGTAACCCGATCAGAAGTCTGGGTTTTCCATGACGGGATCAACCAGCATTGGATTAACACTTCAGTGCTAATTGATGTTGTGTTGAAACATTGCGAGAGCACAGCGATATTTAAGGCTGGTGAAGATTGGCATGAAAAGTATGTGTTTTTGGTGCCGGTCGACTTGATAAAACAACACAGCTTTGGAATCCGCCATGACCCAATTCACGAGAAGCCGAACAGTAACTGACAAAGGCGACATAATTCATTTAGTTCACAAGGCGGGTGCCTGGTCGGAATTCGATTCAGACTGCTTCGACGAACCAGGCTTTTACCTAGTTTATGGGTGCCAGAGTGAGGGTGGGGTCTGGATAGATATTTGGACGTTCGACGGGGAAGAGATAGAGGCTCAGATGCCGTTTTTTGAGACACCTGAGCCTTTGCTCATTCAGAAGATAGCTTTCCCTTCCGACGAACTTTTGCGGGAGGTTGAGCAAGTTTAAGTTCGAGCAACTCCACAGCGTAGGGAGGGCATTTCGGCGGATGACTCAGCCGACCCCAATCCTTCACCGTATTGAGCGGCGCCCCAATAAGGTTTGCCACTTGCTGGTTTGTTAGCCCGTGCTCCTGCCGCAAAGCTGCTAGTCGTTTGTTGGTTGCCCGTGGGTCGAAGCTATCCATTCTTGATCAACTCCCACTGATCGAACGGCTCAAGTACCCAACTAGTTCTCGCATGGTATTTGTGCTTGAACACCTTCTTACGCTCTAGTTTGTGGGCGCAGTCGTAGAAGTGGCGGTTAGCCTTTTCAGTCTTCTTACTGTAAAGCCCATTGACCACTACAGACCTTTGAAAGCTAAGGTCTGCCAGAAGGTAGTCGTAAACAATCTCTAGCTTATCCTCAGTGAACGGCAAAATTTCTCCATCGTCAGATAGCCCACCAGCCGCGCAATCGCCTGAAATAGCTTTAAGCTGATGCGTGAAGCGCCTCTTGGGGTCGTCCTCAAAGTGCAGCCATTTACCATTGTCACACTCGATCAGGGAGTCACGGTATTTGCGATTCAACTTTGCAGTCGTTTCTTTGAGCACTGCTTTCGACTTGGTTCCGAACGGACTTTCTTCAATTTTTATTCCGGAAAAGCATTCTCCGTTAATCGACCAGCCTCCAGCAGAATTTTTGTATCGCGCAAAGCAATCAACTTCTGTTGGGTAGTCTGGATGCACCCACATGATCCAATTACCATACTGCGCCACATCCTTGGGGCGGCAATGCCACTCGTCACAAGCACCAGCGCCGATCAACCACTCACAGATTTCTTTCTTATTCATTGTTTGCTCCCTCGTTTTCGCATTCTGTCAGAAATTCGCCGACGGTCAAATTTGACTGCCGGATGTGTTTGATCAGCGCGTCCCATTCAGCAACATTCCAATCTGTTTTTCCAAAACATGCAGCCGCCAAGACCTCATTCAGCAATGGGTCATTTGCGGGACGGTCGACGACGTAGCAGACGCGCAGATGATGGAAACGGGCGATGTCTATAATTGATTTTTTATTTTTCACTCTTCACCTCTTCAATTATTCGAGTCGCAGTGATTCTGCGGCTGTTGTTGTTGCAAATGTTGCGCAGGACAAATTGGCAAAGAGCCTCCTCGTCCGCTAAAACTTCAGCCAGCAAATCGCTAGCTTTGACGGTCAGGTCGACCTCGGCGTTTCTGAGCCTGACCGTTATCTTGATCGGGCAACTCATGAGTCTCGCTCAACATAGGGATGAAACCGCTCTAGCAGATGACGATCCCACCCCGAAAAATCTTCATGGTCATCATCTTCGACGTAGCATGCTTCGAGCAGTTGCTCATCGGTCAACGAAGCGATTCTCGAAACGAGGGACTGCCTAAGCTGAACAGCATCGAAATCACCCCACGGCTCCACGGTCAGCACCTCAAAGTCGAAGCTAAGGGTCTGCGGGAAAAGCTCTTTTTTCTTACTCATGATTTCACCTTTAGTAGAATTATTTTTTGACATTTCGCGAAACGAAAAGCTTCAGTTCTGCAAGGATAATTTCGGGCTGGACTGAAATGCTTTTCGTAAAATTCATTTGCCCCCAACGCCGTTGGGTAGCGGACGGTATAACCGCCCACTGAATTTTTGTTTACGGTGATGCCAAACAGTTTCAAGCTCATGACTGCACCTCCGAGATCAGGATGAATCCGGTTCTTAGATAAGCGACCTCTAGCTCTGCGCCTTCGTTAAAAAGTTCTCCCACCAGAGCCTGATGAAGATCAACTATTGGTCTGGCTTTGCCGTTGCGCGAAGCCTTGGTGACCCTGCGATCACCGTCGGGATCAAGCTTTAAGCAGATCCGAGCAGAATGCTGATCAGTGGCGATCTGATGATGTACGCTAAAACGTACGTTTGGCTCGAAGCCAGCCTTCAACAGCTTGTTGCCCTCTACCCAAATCCTGAAGGATCGAGCAGTTTTCTTCACTTTGGTCGTGCCGGTGGCGACGACTAATTTTGTTGTTGTGTTCATTTATTTTTTCCTAAGTTGAGTTCCAGAAGCCAAGACTGAAAACCCCCCAGAAATTAGAGGGTTTAAGGTCTTTGACTTTTCGCCGCCGTGCTCACGCGGCTCATCAGTGGCTAGTGCTCCTCCTGAAAAATCCCAAGCTCGGAGAGGATCTCTTCAGCCTCGTTGATATAGTCGGTATAGGTTTCGTCGGACGCGCTGGTGCGCTCCTCGTTTCCGTACTCGTCCGGTGGGAGGTACTCGATCGTGATCCCGTCGCGTGCCAGAAGGATTTCGGTTAGTTCGCCATACATCGGGATGTAGAGTTCCATGGGTAGTTTCAGT